ACATGGGCTAGTAAAAACAAATGGTTCGGTCAAAACCGAGCAATGACTTTTACAGCTTTTGAAATCCACAAGGATTTGGTTGAGAAGGAAGGGTATGACCCTAAATCAAATGAGTACTATACGGAGATCGACAAACGTATAAGAGTTGACTTTCCTAATAAATTTGATAAGGATAGGGGTATAGAAACGTCCAAGCCCGTTCAGTCGGTCGCTTCTGCTCAAAGAAGTGTAAAACAAGGACGCCAAACTGTGAGACTCACATCTTCACAAGTCGCTATTGCGAAAAAATTAGGTGTGCCACTCGAAGAATATGCGAAACAATTAAAACTCACGAAGGAGGCATAAGCATATGAAAAAAGAACAAGATAAGACTTCTCGTGCGAGCTCAACACGGTCAAAGACTGAAAGACCAAAAGTGTGGACTCCCCCATCATCTTTAGATGCTCCGCCTGCGCCTGATGGATTTAGGCATAGATGGATAAGAGCAGAGAGTTTAGGGTTTTCAGACACTAAAAATATCTCAGCTCGTTTGAGAGAAGGATTTGAATTGGTAAGAGCCGATGAATATCCAGGTACTCAATATCCCGTAATTACCGATGGTAAATACGCAGGTGTCATTGGAGTTGGTGGCCTTTTGCTGGCAAGGATATCTGAAGAGATTGCGAAGCAACGTGCAGCCTATATAGAAAGTTTATCTAAAGGGCAAGACGAAGCTGTAGAACACGATCTCATGAAGGAACAGCACAAGAGTATGCCGATCAATGTTGATCGACAATCTCGCGTAACCTTCGGTGGTACAAAGAAAAGCTAATTTTCTCGGGATAACAACCAATTCCCTATCACTGAATAAATTAACCGTTTACAGGTAAAACTGTAAACATATAGGAGTAATACTATGGCAAATCGTAACAGTGCTGGATTTGGATTAATTCCTCAAGGAACGTTAGGGTCAAACTATACGAACCAAGGACAATCTAAATACTACATAGAAGCCGCTTATTCTGTAAAAATGTTTCAAGGAACATCCGTAAGGAATGTTTTAGGATACGTAACTACCGCGCAAGCAGCTATAACTAACACTACATGCGGTGTGTTGAACGGTATATTCTACAATGCGGCTACAACTTTGAAGCCGACTTGGCAGAATCACTACGTCGCTAGTACATCTCCAGCAAATAGCGAAAATACAACAGCTTTTGTTCTAGACAATCCGTTTCAACTTTACAACGTTTCGGCGGATGCAGCGCTTACTCAAGCCCAAATTTATACAACAATGGGTTTGACTGTAACTGCTGATGGATCCACTACAAGTGGACAATCTAGTTCAGAACTGACTGTAGGAACTGTACATGTCACTGCTAATCAGTGGCGTGTTCTAAGATCTGCTGAGGACCCTGAAAATTCTGACATTACTGCAGCTAACTGCACTTTTGTCGTTGTTCAGAACCTTAACCAAATCATAAACAGTTCAACTGCTGCATCATAATAGGAGTATATAGACAATGGCAATATCACGAGCACAGCTAGTTAAAGAACTAGAGCCAGGCCTAAATGCACTATTTGGGCTGGAATATAAACGGTATGACAATCAACATGCTGAGATATACGTTACAGAATCATCTGACAGAGCTTTTGAAGAAGAAGTTATGTTATCTGGTTTTGCGAACGCTGAAGTAAAAGCAGAAGGTCAAGGCATCGGATATGATGATGCTGAAGAAACCTACACTGCAAGGTACACAATGGAAACTATCGCTCTAGCATTTGCGATAACAGAAGAAGCTATCGAAGATAATCTCTACGACAGACTTGCTTCTCGTTATACAAAAGCTTTGGCTAGATCCATGTCCAATGCGAAAGAAGTTAAAGCAGCTAACCCATTGATTAATGGCTTGCCTCAAACGGCAACTTTTAAATCAGGGGATGGCGTTGCATTGTTCTCTACTGCACACACAACTGTAAGTGGAACAAATGTTAAAAACACTTTAACAACTCAAGCAGACTTAAACGAAACTTCATTGGAAACAGCATTAATTGATATTAATGCGTTCACTGATGAACGAGGTTTAAGAATAGCAGCTAAAGGGGTCAAGATGATTGTCCCTTCAGGCAATCAGTTCAATGCTGAGAGAATTTTAAAATCTCAAGGTAGAACTGGTACTGCTGATAATGATCTCAATGCTATCTTTTCAATGGGAATGGTTCCTCAAGGATATAGAGTGAACAATTTCTTAACTGATGCTGATAGCTGGTATCTTATCACGGACGTACCTAACGGTATGAAAATGTTCCAAAGAACACCATTGACAACTGCAATGGAAGGGGACTTTGATACTGGTAACGTTAGATACAAAGCTAGAGAAAGATACGTTTTTGGCGTATCCGACTATAGAGGTATCTTCGGCGTACAAGGAGCGTAATCAATAAATTAGAAATGAGGCGGCCTTAAAACTGCCTCATTTCGACTATAAAGTAAGAAATTCACTATGAAAAACTTCCGAATACAAATTCGATATAATGGCTATTATGCGGACTTTAATGTTACGTGTGAAGACAGCGCCATAGGTATTGAAAAATCAATCCTTGACAAACTAGGAAAAAATGAGGTAAAACTGGAGAAAGATGGATTTACTTCTAAACGAGGTAAATGGATAACCTATGAGGAGGTTACAAATGACCGAAGACCTATACAATACGAAACGGTCCTTGGAACTAGAGTGGCAACAGGAGCACCTGAAGTCAGGGAAGCATAATATCAGGATGATTGAAATTAATAGAAAAATCCAGGATATTATTAAAGAGATCATTGCCAAAGAGTTTGAAGAACAAACGCTTCAAACTAAAATAAACGAGGCCAAGGCCGAAGTTTCGATAGCCACTTAAGCGCTATCAAAAATCATACAAAACCACAGGGATCACTTGCGCCAAATTTAAATTTGGGGTATAGATTAAGTACTAAGCATATAAAAGCATAAATTGGTTGTTCTTTGCTTAGGAAGAATGACTGGCGCGAGGAGGCGCTGATTATATGACAACACACTTTTCAAGTGGCGTAACAAACGTAAAAGGAAAAGCTAATGGTACTTCTTTATTTAGTGGTATCAAGCAACCTTTAATAACAGGTGCAACTACACCTGCTGAATGGGCATTTCAAGATGACTTTGTCCAATTTTCACAAACAACTTTATCACCATGGACTATAACAGATCCAGGTGGCGGGTCTTACATGTTAGCTCAATATGCGCAAGGATGGTTGAGAATGGGAGATGCCGGTCCACTTGCTGCAGACGTCGCAATAGCTGCATCAGAGGACGTTTTCCAGTATCATTCTCAAAAAGCATGGTACTTCGAAACTAAAATCGCAGTTACTGATGTGAGCGATCTCAACACCTTTGTTGGTTTTGCGTCTAACGCTTATGTTGATCCCGTAGCATTACCAGATGATGGTATTGGATTTTCTCATTTAGAAGATACAACTACAATTCAATTCGTCTCAAGAAAAGATGGAGCTGGTGTATCTTTCGATATGTTAGATTCAGCTGGCGGAAGTACTTATACTTTTGCAGATTCTTCTATAACAGCACAGTCTGCAACTGCTTATAACATGCCGGATAATGATGTTAGATTGGGATTCTTATTCCAACCAGTAGGTTCAGCACCAGGTGTTACAGCTGTTCAGTATCAACTTTTCTTAGATGGTAAGTCCGTTGGAACACAAGCAGCAACAACTGTTCCTGATGATTTAGAAATAGGTATTAATGCTATGATCGAACACAAAGGAACTACTGGTAACGACTTAAATGTTGATTACGTTCAAACGGTTCAACAAAGATAATAAAATTATTCTAAGCTCCTTCGGGAGCTTAGAAGATTAAAGGAATTGAATTATGGCAAACGTATCAGACGTAAAATCGAAATTATTCAAAGCTGTTGGAGCTGACCCTAATGGAATTTGTCTTGCTCAGACAACTTCTGGCGCTGCGGATTTAACTTTAAATGGAGCTCAAGTAACAGA